ACCTGCTGATCGACCGCACGAAGCTCACTCGTGATCCACATGTACTGGCCGTTGATCGATTGCAACGTCGTGTTCAACGAGTTGCCAAACACGGAGACGAGCTTCTGCCCAAGCTCATCAAAGACTTCTTGCTGCGTTTGGGTCTGCAACCCATCGCTACTGAGTTGGAGAGGAGTCGTCATGAAATCACCTCAGTGAAGTCGATGGGGCCATCGATAGATTCTGCCGTGCCCGTAATCGTGATTTCTCGCGTTTCCCTGTCGAGCGTGTAGTTCAACGAAACGCCAGTCACCCCAGGCGTCTGGAGCACGATCTGCTCCAGAATGAAGATGATGGCGTCCGTCGTCGTTCCTGGTTGGAAGATGATCGTGTGATACGGAACGCCAGCCTTCGTGTCATACGGACTCTCACCAAGCCACGTTCGAAGACGCATTCCGATGTGTTGCGCGATGGCTTCTCCATTCTTCACGAAAACGAGATCGCCATCCTCGATGACCATGTCCTGATTGCTGTCGATCTTGAGATCCATCTCACTCCGAGCTTGTCTTGGCAGAGGCGGTCGAAATCACCCCGAAGTCCGTTGGCGCAATGGGAGGCACGACGCTGCCCGGTCCGAGAGTGACCATCGGCGTACCGGGAGGGGCAACATTGAAAGCCGCCGCCATCGTGGCCACGGCAGTCGTGACCATCGTGATCCAAGTCGCCATCGTGGCGTCGGAAACTGTCTTGTCCGTCAGCCGAGCAACACCAAGCGCAGCCGCGCGGCCGAGTTTGATGAATGTGTCTCCATGCAAGACGGTTGCCGTCTGATCCGTTGCCGGAATGATTGCATCGATGTTGTCGTGCAGGCCGGGGTGAAACACACTATCTTGCAACGTGTGCGTCGCGGCCTGGACCGGATCGACAGGCAGCACAGCCTTGCGATTGAGCCATTGCTGCAAGCCTCGGTCTTGGATGATCAACTCGCCTGTATCCTGCGGAATCAGAGGAAACGTCAAGTAACCAACGGTCGTTCTCGGCCACACGACCGGAATGTCATTCAAGATGACAGGCTGCGCTTCGACTTCTTGGTTGTTCTGATTGGGATCAGCACCCGGAACGAGCGGATTGAGCACCTTGAGAATCTGGAGAATGTCAACGATGACCTTCGCTTTTTGCGTGGTCGCGTTGTAGGCGAGCACGGTCGCGACTGTGTTCGTCCGCAAGCTGAGCCTCAGCCTACGTCCCCAGGCTTTGAAGAGATCCTCAAGCTCCGGGGTTTCCTGAAGCTCATAGACGCCAGTGCGATTCGCCCTACTCACAGCAGCACCGACTTCCTGGCCGAGATTTCCATCACGCTGTCGCCATCTGTCGAGCCAGAGAATGTGATGGCTTCGACTCGATGAGCCGGAGAGCCAACAGGCACGCCGAACGAATCAACGACCGAGATTTGGTGACCCGGTTTGATGTTGGGATTGGCGAGAGCAAGCACGCCGATGTTGCCGTCGTTCTCTTCCCACCAATCGAGCAAGCCAGTCGGCACGCTGAGCGGAAAAGCAAGAGGCGAGGCTGTTGCGGCGTTGCCCTTCTCCATCACGATGAAGATGCCGTTGTAGATCTTCCACTCAAGCCCAAGCGTGTCGATTAGCTCATCGAGACGGTCCTGGGGATCTCCCTGCAAGACATAGTTGTTCCATAGCTTGACGGGAAGTTGAGCAGCACGAGCAAGAATGACGGCTTCCGATGCCGGATCGAGAGGCACCTGGAGCACGGTCGTCACCAAGTACTTGAGGATTACATCGATGGTGACATTCGCGAAGTTTTGCCCAACCGTCGCATCGCGAATCTGCTTGTTGCCATCACCCGTTTCAAACGTCGTGAGGACATCCTCCCCAACACGTTCCTCGGGAATCATCTTCCACGCATCGCCAACGAACACACGCTCCATCAATCCGCCCCATCCGATCGAAAGCTCGATGGTGTAGCCGAAAACCTGCGAAAAGTATTTCCATGATTCGTGCATCGCACGACGAACAGCGGGACTCAAGTTGGTCAACGTAATCGTCGCCTGATCTGCATTCGAAGACCGGGTGCGATGCACATCCCACGTCATCTTGATCCCCAGCCCATCGGTGTTGATGATGGGCGGAGGCACCTGGAGCATCAGCATGGCGCTGACTTGCAGAAACTCAGTGAACGGAGTCACGGGGTAATCTCCAAGGCATGCACCCCAGGTTCAACCTCGTAGGGCAAATCTTCGGACGGCTTACAGTTGTCTCTTCGGCCGAGCGCCCCGCTGGAGTGGAAAGAAAACGACGATGGTGGTCGTGTCGGTGTACGTGTGGAAAGACGATCCTGGTTGATTCTTGTAACCTGCAAACGGGACACACCAAAAGCTGTGGTTGCTTGCTTGCAGAAGGAAGACCGCCCGTCCATGGACTCAGGCAAACTCGGGAATATCGCATCTTCCACGGTATGAAGACACGCTGCTACAACCCTCGCGCTAAGACCTTTGAGTACTACGGAAATCGAGGCATCCGCATCTGCCAACGATGGCTTGACGATGTTCGTAACTTCATCGAGGACATGGGGCCGTGTCCCGAAGGGCACTCCATCGAACGAATCGACAACAACGGAAACTACGAGCCTGGCAATTGCCGATGGGCGAGCCGCACGGATCAGGCGCAGAACCGTCGAAAGCGAAGATGGCGTAAAAAACCTCATTAGTCTGGGAACGCCGAATCTGCGGTTTGGTAATACAAGTGCGCCCTCTCCTCGGAGAAAGCCGTAGCGTCTGGATCGATGAACGGCCCATCAACCGAAGGAGCAACAAACAGCTTGCCCTTCGGCGCTCCGATTGCACGATACGGATAGAATATGTCGATGCCCGACGACATCCCCAATCCGAGGATGAGCGCGTTGCCTTGACTGTCGTAGACATCGATGTACCAAAGCTCCGTCATGTCCGGCGGCAAGCCTGTCGAGAGATCGGGCACTTTGGTCGTGTAGAAGTCGAGCCGAAAAAGCTCACTATCCAGATTCACCTGAGTGCTCAGGTGATCTGAATCGTTCACTTGAACCGTAAGCTCACGTATCGGCATTACCAATCCGCCGTCTGGTTGGGGTGAGTGCCCGGAGGCAACTGCTCGACGGGCGGGCTCTCTGTTCCGGCAGTCGTCACCTGACCCGCGCTCTGTTCGCCCCCTCCAGTCGTCTGGGTGTTCCCGGCATCGAGGCTATCGGTGTCTGGGAGGACGCCAGTGTTGAAGGGAGCGGCGATTCGGGCTTCCAGCACCGTAATGGTCACCGGAGTTGACTCGCCGTCTAAAGGCACCCAGGGCCTCGTGATGCTCGTGATCCAACAGCGCGCCAAGCTCACTCTCGGAGTCACGCACATAATGGGCCTGCGCAGATCTGCCAGGCGCTCAAGGTTGCCGATGCGGAGCAAGTCGAGACGAGCCCCGAAGGTCGGCAACGGAGGCAGGCCGACGATGCTCATTGGAGCACAAGCCGAAAGAACGCCTGTGATCGCAATCTGAACGAGATCCTTGTGGCAGTTGGGGGTCACGTCGCTGAAATCTTGCAGCGTGTTGGTCGTGACCCGGTACGACTGCACCTTCGATTCGTTGTCGATCATATCCAAGGTGATGCGGAAGGGCGTCACCCCAGGCACGATGTCGATGATAGGCTCGATGGGAACAGTACAGGTCGGATCGAGACGATAGAAGCTCGCCGTATTGACTCCGATGATTCCATCGAAGCCGCCACCGCCGCCAAAGATTGTCTGTAAGTTGGTTGGCATCAGCGCACGACGTTGGTCTGGGCTGCCTGCGCAGCACGTGAAAGTCGAATGTTGAATTCACGTTTGACGGCTTTTGCTGCCTCATTCCCTATAGCGATGGGATCAGTCGTCCCCGTGATATTCTGAGTAATATCAAAGGTGTTGTTGGTGATATTGACCACTGCCTCGGGTTTGATGTCCTCTTCCTTGAGCTTTACCTGCCTCACGGCTTCAAGCCCTTTTAGCTCGAATCCAGGCCCGAGCGTAGTCGCGAGAAGTTGCTCAAAGCTCGTGAGAGGTCGCTCGACTGCTTCAGCACCCGCTGCTGCTGCTCCCGCTCCCTTCCCGACCGGCTTACCAACTCGGCCACGACGGATATTGGCTTTTTCGTACTGAGCAATCTCAGCATCCGATTTGCCAACACCGCGAAGAGCATCCCTCTCCAACTGAGTGAAGCGACGACCCTTGGCACCCTTGACCGTCTCATTCGCAAACTTGTCACCGTAGCGCTTGTTGCGGGCAGCAGAATCTCTCAGGTCTTTGCGCAGGATCTTGTCAACCTCAGCCTCGCGCTCCGCTGCTTGAGCTTCACGAGCAAGGCGAGCCTCTGTCTCCGCTGGAGATTCACCAGGACGCGGTGCTCCCCGGTATCGAGTCGTTTTCTCGAATGCACCAATGCCCAGCCGTCGAGCAAGAGCCATGAGCGTTTCGCTCGATTGGATGAATTCGGTGATGCGATCAATGACTTTCCCGATGGCATCGGCGATTTTCAGAATTGGGAACAAGGCCGCCGAGACCGCGTTCTTCACGTATTCCCAAGCCGGGCCGAAGTCCTCGGTCAACCTCTCATCGAGTTGCTTGATCTCCTTGAAGAAGTTTTTGAATTCAACGATGGTGTCCGCGACGACGGGCAAAAGCTCCATCATCACTTCAACAATGCTGCTCAGAATCTCAGGCAAGTCTTGCTCGATGAATTGCTCGTTCTCTCCCAACCATTCGGTGAACTTCTCGATCACATCCTCGACCACTGGAATGAGCGCCGTTGCCAAGTCGCCCTTCAACCGAGTGATGATCAGGTTGAAGTTGGTCATGGAATCTTGGAAGGCTTCCGACTTCGCAAGCTCCTCTTCGGTGAACACGTTGCCCGCAGCTTCGGCAAGCGCGTTGATTCCTTCCGTTCCTTCATTGAGCAACGGCACGAGCATCGGACCGGCTTCTTCGCCGAGCAGCTTCGCGGCGATAGCTGCTTTCTCACCGTCATCTGCAAACGTGTTGAGAGCGTCGCCGATGATGCCTAGTTGCTCAGTGGCCGTCTTGCCCTCGATATCCTCCATGCTGAGCCCGATGGACGCGAGGGTATCTGTGAACATCTTGCCGCCACCCTGAGCAACCTCCTGCATCAAGACGCCGATTCGGCGCGATGCCTTGCTGACGGTTTCGATGTTCGATCCGCTACGTTCGGCAGCAAATGAGAGACGTTGAAACTGCTCGGCGCCGAGACCCGATTGCTTCGCTGCCTTTGCGACTTTGTCGAGATTGGCAGTCGTCTCATTCACAAAAGAGAAGATCTCTTTGCCCGTCTTCACCACCGCAGCAGCAGCGGCCACAGCAGCAGTGGTGACGGCAGCGAAAGCAATGCCAGCACCCTTCGCAAACTTGCTGAGTTTCGAGCCACCTACCTTCTCGGCCTTGTCTGCCGAATCGGTGACGCCCTGGATCTTCTTCGCCGCCTCCTGGGCCTCATCGACCTCGACACCTATCTCGATGAGAAGCTCAGCTATGGTCTGTGCAGAGGCCACTAATACCCTCCAGTCCTGTAGCGTTCGGACTGTTCGTCGGCGTTGAACATGTCAGCATGCATCCACGATCCCCGCGCGTGCTGCATCTCCAGAAGGTCCATCAAACCTTCTAGGTCGATCTCGGTTTGGAGCTTGACGTACATGTCCGCATTGATTCCTTCTCGGGTATTGCACAAAGCAAAGATGTAGCCATGCACATTCGCTGGCATCAGCCCTTCATGAGATCCTCCCGCTCTCGGATGCTTACGATAGGAAGGGAAACCCTCCACCATACGCATCAGGGGTTTTCGAAAGACACCCTCGCGACCCAAGAGAACACCTTGAACAGATGTCCATACGAACCGGCGAAGTGATGATCGAAGGTTTCGTAGACAGAGGCTTCGACCTCTGCATCTCCGACCCTGCACTGCTTGCATCGCGTGTACCTGAGACATTCTTTGACAATGAGTAGTCCATCGTTCTCAGCAGCGCGTTCGCTGATGTTCACCATGATGGCGATGCCGGTCTTTGGGTTCTCGACTAGCTCCTTCTGTTGCTCATCATCCGTGTAGAAGATGAGATTCGCGACTTTGTCACCCATCAGAGAGATGAGCTTCGGTAGAAGTACAAGGCCCTCCGTTGCTGGAAAGGTCTTGCATGAATAGTCCTTGCCGTCGATTTGCGTGAAATGCTCTTTGATAGTGCCCACGGTTGGTTTTTCCTCTCAGGGCTTAACTACCGATGAAGTTGGCCAGTGACACCAGGGGTACGTGTTCGACGCTCTCGAATTCGAATACCCACGCGTAGGTAGCCGCCTCCGTTCCACGCACTTCGTCAGGCTCGGTGCTGATGTAGGCGTTCTTGTAGTAGAACAACTCGCCCGATGACGTGTCTTTCACAGTCAATGTTCCCACCACGTTGCGCGACAAGCGATCGGCGGCAGCGAGGATGCGAAGCTGATTGTGTACGTCCGATTCCTGATCCACGAGAATGGTGAGCGTTCCTGATCGATCAGGATTGTAGACACGGACGATTCGCCCATTCCCCGTAGCCCGCTTGGTCCACGTGGGAGCAGAACGAGTCTCCGTGATCGTTGTTCCGGCCGCGAAGCCGGGCTTGAGATCGAGGCCATAGAATGCGGCCTCGACCCGGTCGATGGAATACTGTTTCATTGCTTACCTTTCTGTTCTTGGTCTCCCGATGCTAGAAATTCACGGACAGAGTCAAGTCGAGCTTCTGCACACCACCGGCAAACGTTGCCGAAGCGGTGAGAGTCAGGACTCTGGTCTGCTTGATGGCCGAAGAGATGTTCGCTGCAAGAGGAGCGACAACCTCGGGCTCTGCGTCAGGTGAGAAGTGACCAAAGGTCACGCCTTGATCGAGGCGATTCTTCACAACCGCGACGACTTGGTTGATGCCGCCGTCCGTATAGGGCACGACATTCTGAGCCACGAAGAGAGCGATGATGTCCTCTTCAAGCCGCATCTTGATCCAGTCGATGGTCGTCTGAATGTCGATGAAGTACGGAGTCCCGTAGGCTGTCGTGCCTTTGCTCGTGAAGGAGAGGCCCTTGTTGCGCCCATACAGGTTTCCGTTCGCATCCCAGATGGCGTTCGCCTGGGCTGTCGTCACCGCATCGTAGGTGATGCCCTCAAGCTCCCTGAAAGCCCAGATGCCTCGGCCATTCGGAGCATCGAGATCCATCCCGAAGCCCGATGAGCACCACGCACCGTCGAGGTAGCCGTTCGCCGCTCCACTGCTGGTCAGGTGGTAGATCGGACCTGCCGTCCGTTTGTATCCCGCCGTCTCCAGAGTCAGGGCGACGTTGCCTGCCGTGCCGTTCAAGAAGTCGGCATCCGCGCTCTGCGGGAAGAACATGTGCGTGTCATTCGCTTCGGTCCACGCCGCCACGGTCACGATGTCCGCCTTTACGCGGCTTTGAATCGTGTGTCCGTACCAGGACTCGGGACCAGCCACCGCAGTGATCTGATCGAGAGCATCATCCCAATCAGCATCGCCCGTGATGAAGCCCAGGTCGTACTGCGGGTTCGTACCGTAGATCGTCGTGATGCGAGCACGAATGTAGTACAGCGACGCACTTCCGTTGATCACCGATGCTGCCCAATCAGCCGGTTGCGTGAAGGTGAGCGTCTGCACGCCGACTGCGGCAGTGAATCCCGTCGTGTTGTCGGTCACGCCCGTGAGCGCTGCCCAAGCAGCGCCGTTCCAATACTCCCACACAACGACGCCACCGACGCCCTGGACACCGCCCGTATTGTCGAAGGTGACGCCAGTGAAGGGCACGGCACTTCCGATGATGCAGGCATCCCCCGTGGCCTCCGCCGCTGGGAAGATGATCCAGTTGTTGACGGTGGCATCGTTCGCCTCCGTGGTCATGTCCACGTAGGCCGGAGCGGCATCGAATTGCCAGACCTGATCGAGCGTTCCGCCTGTTGCCGGAATCTTGCGACCGACATAGACGGCGTCTACTGCATCATCCTGAGCAAAGCAGGAAGACATCCAGTAGTAGATTTCCGGGGCTGCGGCGAGTGTGAATCCATCGGCAACACCCTCTGCGACGCTCGCGTATGGGCCGTCTTGCCGATTGGTGGTGATATCGTGTTCAAACACACCCATGTAGTTTCCGAAGCTGAAACGCTCGGGGGCTACGGAGGTGACGTTGACGGTAACGTCAACAAATGCTGTGACTGGCGGTGCCATGGTTTATTTCCTTTTCCTTGGGTTGGTGCCGTCTCTCCGGCTGTCGATTCGCACGAGGGAAATCATGGTTTGTCCACGGTGAACGTGACCGTTTCAGTCGGTGCGCTGAGACTGAGAGTCATACCGACATGCTCGATTTGCTCGATGTCCGTGGTGAAGGTCGAGCGCACGGCAAAGTCCACATCGAAGTTGACGCGACTTTCCCAATGCCCTCCGGCGATGTCGGACAGATCTGTCGCTGGGCTCTTGCCCCATACAGCGACACCATACTGATTGAAGACCTCAAGATACTGAGGCGATGTGAGTGCAGCTTGGCATCGAGCGACGATGTCCCAAGCCCCGCTGCGAGGAAATCTCTCCTTGGAGAAGCATCCAAGGGCTATGGTGAAACGTCGTGTATCTTGCACTTTTAGGACAGCCTGTGATGATAGGGTTGGTGTTCCGGTCATCTGGTTGGACACGGCCATTTGCCAGATCGAACCGACTGCATCCGGTGTGACGGTTAGCTCATCAACGGGCACTGCCGGAGCAGCCGTGAACGGGCTTTCGGTGTCGGCCACGATGAGAGCTACCAGAGCATCGCGGATCGTCGTTACTGTATCGAGGGCTGTCGCATCGTGATAGTAGTAGTATTCGTTGATTTCGATGATGTAGCGTTCGTAGGCGGTTGCTGAATCCACCTTCACGTTGACCGTGGTCGGTGGGAGGAACACTTCTCCACGAACGCAATTCTGATTGTGAAAGTTTGGCCCGCTGATCATCGTCAAATTGACCGCGTTGCCCGAGGGGAAATTGTCATTCCACAGGCCCTCTCCATAGGCCCAACCAACCTCCACAGTCGAGCCGAGCGCATCCTCCAGCACTTCAATGAGTGCCTTCTGAAGCCTGTCCAGACGTATCGGGGACGCCCAAGGTCCAGAAGGAGATGAAGACGCCTCCCTGACGGTCAAAGTCCATCGTCAAGGAACACACCCACGTGCGGCCTGCGTAGGTGATCACGTCGGGTGCTTGACCGTCATTGCCCGAGTAGACCTGGACCTTCGTGTAGACCTCGATGGTCTCCAGATCGCGGATCGCTTCAGGCAACATCGTGCGGTCCTTGCCCGATACGTTGTGAACAGCAACGGGATTGACCGTGAAGTTGGTTGCCGTTGCGGGCACCATCTCTCCGTAGCTATTGCGCGTAGGCGCACCGCGTCTGGTGATGACCAGAGGACCAACGTTGAATTCGTCAATGAGACCGGCGACTGGAAGAAGGGGGCTCACTTCATCAAATCCGTTTCTTTCTGCTCAAGCTCCTCTGGCTTTTGGGGTGGCGCGCCTCGTTTCTTGTTGGCGATGTGCTCAAGCACCCTGGCTTGATAAGCGTTCTGCTCCAGCAGGACTTCTTGCACTTCCTTCGATCGCTTCACGTCGGTCTTGATAATCGTGATCGCTTCTTCGCGCTTCTGTCCCCTCTCCTCGATTTCAATCGCCTTGTGCATCTGCTCATTCGTAGGCTTATCCGCAAGACGCTGAAACGTGATGGCCGCCGCTCCGAGCAACGATCCGAAGAAGATGATGGCAATCACAATGTCCTTGACTGCAAGAACACGTCGCCAAACACGGCCGTTCTTGGCGTCGGCTTCGCGACGTTCTTCATCGCGCTTTTCGAGCACGTCGGAAATGGCCGCAATGAGCGAAGATTCCTGTGGTGATAGATCAGGCATCCTACGTCACCTGCTGCTTCTGAATCGTGCAACGCCACTCGACGGTATCGCTGTTTCCGTTCACGTAAACGATCACATCGTTCGATGACACATCGATGTCCGCCGTCCAGTTGGCATCCGACTCGATCTCAAGCTGACGATCCGTCGCGCCTTGAATCGTCGCTCCCGCACCATCGCGATAAACGAGCGCGTTCAAGATGTACGTCGCCCGGTCACTGCCATCCGATTCCATCCCGACAATGCGAGCCGTGATCAGCATCGCGCTATTGTCAGCCAGCGTCTCCGAGTAGATATTGTTGTTCGCTCCATCCGAGGTTTGAAGCTCGCGCACCAAGCGAACATCGCCGTGCTCCTCAGTCGTGTGACTCAGGCGAATGCCCTCTTGCGCGCCTACGTGAAACTCGTTGGCCGCAACTGAAGCTACGTCCGCATCCGTTCCATCGGCGAACACAAACGTTCCAGCGTGGTTGACCTTTGCACGACGCCCAGCAGCAACTCCGTAGTTGGCGGCGGTGATAATGTTAGTATCTCCACCGAGGATTGCGGCAGAATGTGACGCGCCAGCGATGGAACACGTATCGCCACCGAGGATGCAGTTGTGTGTATCAGTTGCGCTGATGACGTTGGTACGACCACCACCGATGAAGCTGTAAGAAGCGCTGGTGCCTGAGATGTCGTTGTCCCGACCTCCAGTGACGATGCCCCATGAAGCAGCGACGATGTTTTCTTCGCCACCGACGATGGAGGCATACGTCGCATTGCCGCTGATGGTGTTGCCGCTTGCACCCGTGTTCCCACCACCACCAATGAAGTTGCTTCCAGCCGATGACGAAATGAGATTGTACTGACCGCCAACAATCACGTTGTGCTGTGCAGCGCTACTGATGACGTTGTTCTGTCCTCCGCCAAGGAAACATTGAGATGCACTTCCAGAAGAAATGTCATTATCTTGACCGCATCCAATGAAGGAACGGCTAGCGCTGACTGTGTTGCTCTGACCGCCGCCAAGAACGGAGAAATCATGCTCAATGCTATTCAGTAATCCGCCGCCGAGGAAACAGTTTTGACTTCCAGCAGAAACGACGTTGCGGTCACCGCCGACGATCGAAGATTCCAAAGCCGTCGCATTGACTACATTGGTCGTGCCGCCGCCGATGAAGCTGTGAGAAGCCAGAGCATCGTTGTTCTCACCACCGCAGACACACGCGAAGGTGAAGTTGGCAATATTGTCGTGTCCACTCAGGATCGCCGCATAGTGGCCCGTCGTCCCGTGTGATGCCGTCGTCTCACTGCCGAGGTTGACCTGACCATACGATCCGGCGTCGATGGTCGGGCTCTGGTTCGTTCTTGCGCAGTAGAGATTCTCAGACGTGCCATTAGCATCGATCGCTGTCCCGCCCCCACCACCAGCACCAAGTTGAAAATCGGTCCCCGCGTCATCGGTGAAGTACAACTCATTCGGAGTTGCGTTCTTGACCCAAATGCAACCTTTCGCCGCAGCCGGAGTCCAGGGTACAGATGCGTTTTCGTTCAAGAGCAACGCGTCGCCCGCCGACATTTCCAAGTCGGTGCCGCCGCTCGTACTTCCGGCCGCAAGAGTCGCAGCTAGAGTTTCAGCAGCAGGAGTCGCATTGACATCCGTCCAAGACGTGTTGTCCGATCCGGCACCTTGGTGAACGTAGAGCGTGCTGCTTGTCCCATCGTCCGCACGGACGTACAAGTCACCCGGATTGCCAGTGACGTTTCCTACGGGCGTCCGAGCACCCGCGAAGATCTGAGTATCTGCTCCGTTGGCACCCTGGCTCTCAAGCTCCAGCAGATAGGCCGTATCCGCATTGATGTTGAAGATGCGGAAACCACCACTCGCTCGGAACGTTGCCTCTTCTGCCGCGCTCGATGAAACGTCGGCATCCGTGTAATCACCCCAAACAAGCGAACCCTGATGCGTTGCGTGAGCGCGTCGCCCCAAGGCAAATGAGCTTGTACCTGAAGCAAGGTTATCACGACCTCCGAGGACCGTAGCAAAGATCGCGCTGACTGTGTTGTCCTGGCCACCGAGAATCGAAGCGTGACTTGCCGAACCGCTAGTTACGCAAGTGTCTCCGCCAGCGACCGTGTTCCACGAACCCGATCCTCCTACGTTATTGTCTTGGCCACCTCCGCAAGCGCTGTACAGTGTACTTACCGTGTTGGCGTTTCCTCCGCAGCACACAGAGTCTTGAGATGAAACCGTGCAATCCTGTCCACCACCAATGAAGGAGGAGTGGTTCGAGATGGTGTTTCGAAGACCACCACAGATTGCAGAACCGTTTTGTGAAATGACATTCGTATTGCCACCACCAATGAATGAACGAATGCCGGTGATGTCATTGTTCATTCCGCCAGCGACGCAAGACTCCGTACCAGAAACAAGATTGTCGTATCCCGAGAGGATCGCCGCGTAGTCGGCACTCGTTCCGTGTGATCCCGTTACTTCGCTGCCGAAATTGACTTGGCCTGAAGCTGCTCCAACGGTCGGGGAGTTGTTGGCACGAACACACCAGAGGTTCTCACTGGTTGCATCGGCGTCGATCTTCGTTCCCGGTGAGAAGATGGGATGATCCGTACCCGCATCGTCTGTGAACCAAAACGTATTCGGAGCATCGTTCTTGATCCAGAGACAGCCTTTTGTCGCTGCCGGAGTCCAAGGAACTGCTGCATTCTCGACAAGCAGAAGCGCATCGCCTGCTGAAACTTCGACATCGGTGCCTCCGGTCGTGTTCCCGATAGCGAGCGTTTGAGCAAGGGTCTCTCCGCCGGTAGCGAGGTTGAAGTCCGTCCCGGCGTCGTCGGTGAAGTAGATCTCGTTGGGCGTCGTGTTCTTGACCCAGAGACATCCCTTTGTAGCCGCTGGTGTCCACGGTACGGCCGCGTTCTCTACGAGTAGGAGAGCATCCCCTGCCGTGAATTCCACGTCTACGCCGCCCGTGGTGTTGCCTGACGTGAGGATCTCAGTCAGGGTGGCGTCCACGTCCACCGTGATGGTCGAGCCAGCCCCGCCATCTGTGAGCGCAATGCCTGTACCTGCGGTAAGCACGCGCTCATTGAGCAGAGTGGCATTGGTGCTGAGCGTGACGTAGGTGGCATCATTCGGCGCAAGCCCCATCGAGCCTCCACCGATTATCACCGTGCCGCCAGAGGTCGCGAATGCTCCTGGGAGTGTGAACAGCATCAAACCTTCTCCTTGCCATCGACTACGATTTCAGGCACAATGCCCGCATGCCTGCTCTGAGAAATCTCGTGGGCCAGCGCTTCGGTCGATGGATTGTCGTTGAACGTCGTGGTCGTGACTCCGGTCATGCCGCATGGCTCTGCCGCTGCGATTGTGGAAATGAGAGGACGGTCTCCGCGGCGAATCTGCGCTCGGGCGCGAGCCAAAGCTGCGGCTGCCTCCATCGGGAACGAGCCAGCCAAGCGAAGACAACTCATGGAGGTTGCGGCACTTCGGAGTACAGAACATGGCGCGGGATCATCAATCGCTGTACCGATCCCAATCAGCCGCGCTTCAAAGACTACGGAGGGCGGGGCATCCGCGTCTGCGATAGGTGGCGCCACAGCTTCGAGAACTTCCTGGCCGACGTGGGCCCACGCCCTGAAGGCAGTCGGAACGGTCGGGCGATCTTCTCCCTCGACCGCATCGACAATGACGGAGACTACGAGCCCGGCAACTGCCGCTGGACCACGAACACCGTGCAGACTCGGAACGCCAGATCGAACGTGAAGATCACGCACGGCGGCGTCACGATGTGCCTCTCCGCGTGGGGCGAGAAACTCGGCATCCCTTACATCACGTTGAAGTGGCGCCGTGCTCGTGGCTGGAGTGATCATGAAGTCCTGTTTGGTCGTTCTTCGCAGCGGTGATTCGCCACGTCAGTGAAAAGACGGAGGTAGTCCGTACTGCGCTCCGTCCAACCGCACTTCGGGCACGTGAACCGGTAGGCGGGCTTGGGGCCACCCCACCCGCCTTCGTACCCTTCCTGTTCGATGCGCGCTCTCATAACTCCTTGAAATGATTGGTATTTTCTAGCCCTCGCTGACTTCGAAGTCGTAGTCGATTTTGATGGTGCCCGAGGCCGCCATGCCGGTCGTCTCAAACTTCAACTGCCACGCGTTGCTGTTGGTATTGGTCGGCAGGATCATGAACCCATGAGGACCAGCCATGACGAGATCTGTCGTCGTGTCCGTAAGCAACACAGTCGTGTGAGTCGTGGCGTCAGGATCGACAAGCGAGAGCGTCCAATCGGTGATCGCTCCGCCCGTGTGAAAACTCAGAGAGTTGACCCTGACTTGAATCGTGGGCGATCCCGTATGCGTCGCCGCATCGAACAGACCCGTAGCCGCATCCGCTCCAGTGAACTGGCTGCCACCGCCTGCTTGAGTTGCTGTGTAAATTGGCATCTTGTCTCCTACGTGACTTGCTGGAATTGCACAGTGCAGCGCCAACGGAGATTGACGACTCCTGATGGGCCTGTAACTCGTAGTCGCACGTCGTTGCTGTTCACATCGAACGTGCAGTCCCATGTCGCATCTGATTCTTCTGTCCACGGAGCATCGACAGAACCTTGAATAGTTGCAGCACCGCCGTCTCGATAGACGCCGACACGACGAAAATAGAAAGCTCGCGCAGAGCCGTCCGTCTTCATGGCAACGACTTTGGCCTCGACCCAAGTCGCCGAATCATCAGGAAGCGTCAGCGACCAAGCTGTGTTCGGTCCTGTCGTAGAGCCATCGTACTCGGCTACTTGCGTGACTCGGCCGTGCGCAACCGTGGAGGACACGAGAACGAAATCAGTGTCGGTGATCCGAACCGTGCCAACCGTGCCGCCAGCCGCGGTGCCTGCTTGTAGCAGAATGTTGCCTGAGTCGCCTGTCGCTCCGGCCGTTCCCGAATGGATGTAGACGTAGCCGCTGTCTCCAGTGCCGCTTCCTTGACCCGATTCGAGAGTGACGTTTCCTCCATCGAAGTTGCCACTCGACGCAGCACCGGCTTTGAAATAGGCAGTACCTCCAGCACCCGCAACGCCTTGACCAGCGTAGACATTCAGCGTTCCGCCAGCCCCGCTCGTTTGAGCATTTCCGCTACGAACGGTGGTTGCGCCACCTGCGCCAGAGGTTGCACCCCCGAGGCCACCGTAGACCTCGACAGCACCACCTGCCCCTGTAACGCCCCCAGGGCCTCCGTAGACGTGTGCTTCACCGCCTGCCCCTGAGGTATTCCCAGCGCCGCCGACAAGCTCTGCCTCGCCTCCTACGCTCGTAGGGCCTCCTGCTCCACCGTAGAGCTTGCCTGCTCCTCCCGAATTACCCGTAGAAGAAGAATCTCCCCCTGCTATTGCAATTTCTCCACCATTACCCGCTGAAGCGCTACCAGCAGCGATACTTACATCACCTCCGTTACCAGAAATAGTTCCGCCAGCCGAAGCCGCGATGGCGACATCGGCACCACCAGCTTGATTCCCCGAAGTACCTGCCGTGATAGTTACTTTCCCACCATCCTTAGTCGTCCCTCCGGCCGCACCACCCTGAATTATGGCCCAACCACCATCGTTGTTTCCCCCTGATCCTCCTTGAACATAAGCGTTCCCTCCCGAACCAGTGGCGCCACCATTACCTCCTGTTATGAGAGCACTACCTCCCATTCCTGTCCCATTCCCAGCGCCTCCTCTCGTGGAGGCCGAGCCCCCCGCTTGATTGGTGTCTCCGTCTCCTCCCCACAACACCGCATTGATGCCCGCAGCCCCCGAACCATCAGCACCTTTGATGATATTACTATTCGTCGCCAGCACGATGTTATCCGTGCCATTGACTTCAATATCCGTTCCGCCTGTCGTGTTTCCAGCAACAAGGACATTCGCCAACGGTGCTCCGGCAGCGCCCGCACCAGTCAGATCAATGTCGGTGCCCGCATCATCCGTAAAGACAAGTGTGTTTGGAACATCGTTGCGAATCCAGATTGTTCCTTTGCCCGCTGCTGGTGCGCCGCCTGGAACAGCAGCGTTCTCGTTCAACAGCAATGGATCGGCTGCGCTGACCTCGATGCCCGTTCCGCCTGTCGTTGCTCCCGAAGCAAGAGCAAGAGCTAGCGTCGTCACATGCGGGTTCGCAACGTCCGCGATGTGAGCATCGAGAGCCGTTCCGTCAGCCGATACGTTGCGGCCATCCACATTTCCGGTCACGAAGATGCTGCCGTTGACGGTCACATCTCCGCCGTCAGTCAGCGTCATCGTGGAGTTTTGGATGAGCTTTCCAGTCGTTCCGTCGAACCGACAAAGAGCGTTATCAGTCGCGCTTCCTGGTCCTACGACATCGCCTCCACTTGCCGCTCCGATGAGATGATCCGTTCCCGCATCGTCTGTGAAGTAGAGCGTATTGGGCGTCGTGCTCTTGACCCAAAGGCAACCTTTGGTCGCTACGGGTGCCCAAGGCACTGCTCCGTTCTCGACCATGAGTAGAGCATCGGCGGCAGATACCTCAAGATCGGTGCCTCCCGTCACGTTGCCCGCAGCGAGAGCTTTCGTCAGGCTTGTCGTGTGAGGATTGGCCGTGTCCGCAAGATGGGCCGTTAGTGACGCGCCCGTGGCAGAGACATCAACTCCATCGACCGTTCCACTCAGTGTGATGTTTCCAAGCCCGCTGAGATTCCCCGAGTCATCGAGAATGGCGAGACTGTTCTGGAGCGTCTTGCCTCCCGCCCCGTCGAATCGAGCAATCGCATTGTCTGTCGCGCCCGCAGGTCCAGTAACATCGCCTGCGCTCGAAATGCTCGCCCATGTCGAAGCTGCTGCTCCATCGACACTGACGCAGTACCAAACCGTCTGATCGTCTCTCTTGAAGAGCAAGTCGTTTGCCGCCAGATCGTCATCCGAACCAAGAGCATCACGCTCTGCCGCATCGGCGACGGACCACAGCTTCACGCCCTTGTAGAGTTGCTGATAGCTCGCGAGGAACAGGTCATCGATGCCATTGCTCCACAAGCGTCCGCCGTAATCTTTGATCTGGCTCGCGGGAGTCGCGACATCATCGACTTTCGCGGTCTGGAAAACGTCTGCCCACGTGCCATCGGAAACGGCGGTCGCGAGAAAGGCATCGAGAGAGATGTTGAAGGTTACTGAGCCATCGGACATTACGATTGTCTCCCTGAGGGTTTGCCCGTCTTCACGATGGTGTGTCCCTCACGAACAGCCCAAGAAAGATCGTCATGTAGACGCTGATGACCTGCATCGAGAGGCGGTAACCCAATGCCCTTCTTCTTGATCGTGCTTGGGGCATTGGGCGCTGCCCATTGACGGGTCGTGTTGAGCTTATCGAGGACCGCTTCCGCCATCGTTTCGCCAACCTTGCCCATCGCATCGACCGGATCGCCCTTTCCCTCGGCCACGGGTGCGAAGGCTTTGGCTGCCGACTTGGCGAGCTTTGGTCCTGATTCCTTTACGGCGTTGCGCATGAACGGACGTGCTGGAATCGCTCCGCCCTTGGCGGTCGAATCGCAACGCCATGTTCCGAATTCCTGCCAACGTGCGACGACCGATGTCATCGGCCCATCGGCTTCGAGCTTGTGCGTTGCGTCCTTGCCCTGGTAACCAACGGTAATTCGGTACTTGGCTAGCTCGCGGAGATTCTCCTTGAGCTTTTTCAAGCCCATGTCTTTATAGGTCACCCTGACATACGCTTCGGCCACTACACGATCACTCCGAGTAGAGGATTGTCGGAACGTCCTGCAACCGCTCCGATGCGAGGCAACGAATCGCGCAGGGCCAGGTAGAGCAACCCCCACTTCGTCGCTCCAAGCTCTGGATCGCTCGGAGGCGTGACCGCGTAAGAGATGGAGATCTTGTCGATGCTCTTGCTTGCGACTGTTCCACCCGCACCACCACTGGCGATGGTGAGAAAGTGGGCAGTCAGATACCAATGCGCGAATGAACGTTTCACGCCCCAACACGTGGGATTGATCATCGCGCACGTGGCCGTGAGGATGTTGTCAAGCTGTTGGTCTCCTCCGGTCAGGGTCGTGTCGCTGAGCACGTAGACGAGAGGCTGACCGGTCGAGATTGGGATAAGGCTGTAGACGCCCGTCGAGACGCTGACCAAATCCACGATCGCCAAGCCCGGAGTGCGGAGACTCGCAGTCACGACCGAAGTGAACGAATTGGCCGCATCCTGAATCGCATCAACGATGGATTGCGCAATGCCTGCCGCTGTTGCGCTTGCCAAAGAGAAGTCATCACTTCCCGAAGTCCTCGCTCCCGAAACGGCAGTAAGCGTCACGCCCCCGAGCACGATGGTGTCCGCAGGGCTTCCCACCGAGGCAACGGTGATGTTGCCCGTGCTGTTTGCTCCGAAGGTGACAAACTCCGTCCCCGTGAGTGAAAGAAACTCGGCTTGCGTGAGACAGGCATTCGCCATCCTAGTCCTCCATCAACGTATCGATGCGTGCCTGGAGCGCGACGCGGATCTTCGGTCTCAATTCGATTGCGTGCATCTTCCCAAGGAGCACGATGTCGTCGCACTTCTTGATCCACGCCCTGCACTTGTTGCCGTGGAATTCATCCCAGCCAATCGGAATGTCGATGTCGTTTGAATCGAACGAGAGAACTTCCGGCCCGTCGTTGGACGGATCGAGATCCGACGTGTGGACGGAGGGCGGAGGGGCTGGCCTGGATGTCGGCTTCACAGATTGATAGTTAGTAGCCTGGACAGGCAGGGCTTCAGTGAATGGCTTCAAGGGCCTGATCTTCTTCAAGCGAATGAGAAGATCGACTGAAGGATGGCCATCGAATTCAGGCGGTAACGTTCCCGTCCGCGAAGGCTCGATGACTGCCTTCCCAAACACTAGAATGTGCGGTGTGTTGTTTTGGATTTGCATTGGTTTTTAGGCGCTCGCCTCCCCTGGAGAAACCAACAAACCAGGCTTGGCGAGCAATCTCCTGCGAAGGAGAAGTTGGTGCATTTCCGTTGGTTTAGACACTGGCTGGTAGGTAGACGGGAGGGGAAGAGAGCGAGCTTCTCTTCCCCTCCCTAGCCAATCGTCCGACTAGACCCCGGACAGCTTGCAGATGGACATCGGCCGTGGAACGGCGAGTCCAGCGTACCGGCTCTCGAACACCATCTTGAAGGTCAAGCCATGCTGCTCCAGCGGCAGTGGCTTGAGAGCCATGGGCATCATCGCCCGTACACGAGTGCGATCACGATCGTAGATCATGACGCATGCGTCGGCCGAATCGCCCGCCGTATCGAGACCCGCATCGACTGTCCACAACGTGATGTTCGGGTGGCTCTTCTTCATGAAGTCGAGCACCGTCGCATCGGAAGCCGTGGAGTTTTGCAGGCTCGTGATCCGTCCCCAAACCGTGCTGGGGAACACGACCGTATTTGGTTCTTCCACGCCGCTGGTGCCGCTGTAGACGGTATCCCAGGCAGTCTGGAAGTCGGCGTTGATCTGAGCAGCCGTGGCCGAAGTCCACGTACCTGTCGTTGCCGTGACGTGATAGCTACCGCTCACATCCACGATGCCGGTGATCGCCCTGGGAACGTCCCCGAGACGAATTAGCTCATCGAGCTTCCGGTCATGCGCTTCGCGAGCAGCGACCGCTTTTTCCGTGGCGATGTCAAACAGCCCTTGCATCCGGCTCTGCCGAATGTCCTGGGTGGAGTACTGAATCGCCGTGGCGATCGTGTACGCCTTGTTGATCGAGAGATCTCCCTCGACATCGGCCGTTGGAATATCGTTGGCGTTGTCAGCCACGATGTCCGCCGTTCCGGTGTTGCCGATCTCCATCCAACTGACTTCACGCGCACCGGCATCGATGTTCGTGCTGATGGAGATCAACTCTCCCGACGCCCACTTCATCTTCCGATACTCGAACCGAAATAGCTCCTGCAAGGTCGCAGTCACCAAGTGGCGGGCGTACAGGGCTGCATTGTCATCTGCTCGGAAATACGGCAGGTGAGTGATGGAGTCGCAGACTTTCTTGAGGTATGACATGTTGCGCCTCCTTACACGTCGCTCGGGAAGTTGACATACGCACGTTGGACACCCGTCCCCGTGGTCTGCCATTGTCCATTTTCGACAAGCACGGATGAGCCTGTCGTCGTGTTGCTCCACGTCCCGTTGGTCGGATCGAAGTAGGTTCGATCGCCCAAGTAGACGGTGACACCAGAAACGACCTGCACGTAGACCTCACCACGTCGAACGAGTGACATCTCCGCTGGTCCGTCCCAGCCGGTGGCGTTCGCTGGATTGCTCATCGGATGCACGAGATCCGCGTTGCGGATCGTCACACCCAAAGCCAACTTGGCGTCCGTGTACGTGGTGGTGAAGCCACCAGCAGTGTCGCTCTGAAGGATGATCCCCGGAGCAACCTGCGTGTAGCCAGCCGCCGTGCTGACCGTGATGATCATGCCTGTCGACGGGTCGCTCGACATCGTCACAGTCCAGGTCAAACCCGGCTGTTGATGAACGATGTCGACTTGGTCTGTGCTGACCACCGTCGCGCTGACGACCGTCCCTGCGAATGCAGGATCAGCCAAGATGGCCGCAGCGATTCCGGCTGCAATCTGAGCAGCCGTCTTGGACGCTGCCACGTAGGAAGCGGTGACTGTCAAATCACCAGCAACGGCCTGCACCGTGTAGGTGCCGTCCGTCGTTCCGCCGTTGACATCGACGTTAGTCGTCTGGGCGACCAATGGATTGGTGATCGAAACGATATCGCCGGTCGCGTACGTTCCGACCTGTCCGACGATGCCCGCGGGATAGGCGTAGTTGTACTGAGGCATCAGTTGTTACCTCCCGCAGCCCGATCGCGAAGGCCATCGAGATGCTTCTGGTAGAGAGCGTCGAGATCGATGTTCTCGGTCGCCGACGCGTCAAAAGTGAGAACGAGCAAGTCCTTGGTCGAATCGACGCGGCTTGCGTGGGTGTCGAGAGCCATCTCGTAGGCTGCCCGGACGTAGTCGTCACTGCCCTTGTCCACCTTCGCCTTCATCCCAGGTGTGACCTTGGCAACGACGGCACGCATGAGATCGATGTCCGAAATGCCATCTGTCTTGGCATCTGCGCCAAGAACCTCACGAGTGCGGGTGACGAGCGCGACGCGAGCATCGATCTTGCTCGATGCACTGTCGCGCTCCTCCTTGAGTTGTGCCTGCAAGGAATCGATCTGAGCCTGGAGCGCCTCTTCTTTCTTTTCTTCCTCGCCCATCTCCTGATCAGGCTTGACCTCATCCGTGCTGACTTCTTCTGCGGGGGCCTCGGCTGCTTGGAGCTTGGCCTCCATCTCTCCGATGAGAGCCGCCACTGCATCGGGCACTTCGTACTCGGTGCCCTCAATCACGACGGTCCCATCTGCTTTCTTCTGGACTTTCATGCGTTCTAGTCCTCCGTCTGTTGAGAAAGCGCCGTCCGCTCGATCGAACAAGAAGGCGCAGGTGGGACCGCCACGGGCCAAGTCCACGACAGCCAGATGGTTGCCGCGGATCTTGGTTTGCACGGCCGCAAATGGAGTGCCGTCTTCGGCCACTCCGTCTTGTGCAGTTACGATTGCTTCGTATCCGCACGAAAGTTGCGTCTTGCCGTCCTTGATCTTTTGGATCAGGTCGGCGTCGGTGATGAGGATGTCCGCCCGCACATGTTTGCCATCGGGCCGGACATTCGAGCCAAGGTGGCCGTGTTGCAGATCTTTGACATTCGCAACGGTGACCATCTCATCAGGATGGTCATCACACACGGGCACCATGTGAAATGACTGGAGCGCATCGGGAGCGAAAACCTCGGCCGCAGTACGAAGCTCACCCCAGGTCTCGTCCCCATCGGAATACTGATAGACCCCAACGGACGAAATGCGCCCATCAATCTTGAGGTAGCCCTCTGGGGTTACATGTGCGGCGAACGTCCCCTCATCAACCGTATCCCCGTCCGCCACCACTCGCACAGGGCCGAGGTAATCGACGCGAGGCACCCAATTGGCGTCATCGCCTTTTGCAGCTTTTGCAGCTTCAATTTGGCGCAGGCGCTCACGGGCTTCTTCCTCAGTTCCGTATGTGCCAAGTACTTTGCCCTCTTCGGAAAGTACTTGCCACTTGCCTGAATTCGTTTCGTGTAGAATATCGGCTCGTGCGAGAGCAGCTTGAGCCGAGGCATGAGCCGCGTGGCTCACTTGGGCGTCTCTCCCTTGCCCTCATCCTTGGGGCTGGCCTTGGTCTCAGCCTTGCTGTCGGCCTTCTCGTCGGCTTTCTTCTGCTTTTGCTTTTCAGCAGTTGATGCCGTCGTCTCTTCCTTGGCTTCTTCCTTGGCCTCAGGACAGCCAGCGAAGGCCGAAAGGCAGAGGCAGATCAGACCGAATCGGATGACTTGCTTTGAGCCCTCGACAGGCGGACGCTCGACAAGCGGAGGTTGCTTCGCCTCCTTCTCGTCCTCATCCTTTTTCGGTCGAGTTGCCTTGGTGACGGTGGGCGTTTCGCCCTTTTTTCTGACCACGCAAACACGCTACGGCGTGTGCGCATCCGTGGCTACGGGATGATCCAGAGGATTTTCCCTATAGACCTTACCTACTAATTTTTTCTCACATCATTTGGGGCAGATCTGCCCCACATCCAAGTGCGCCGGTCGGAGCAATCTCAGCGCTTTCTCCGCAAGACAGCACTCATCCGGGGTCGCACCTTGGATGCGCAGACCAACCTGGTACTGAGTGGGCCCATAGGCTACGTGGACTCGCTCATGGTCGATGGCCATCACCATCGCCACCTGACGGGCAAGTTCTCCTGGCGTGGTAGCAACAACCCACGGCCACATCACGATCGAACTTCCTCAAATACCAAAATCTCGTTCATCACGGCGATGACCGCACTCGCAATCTCTCGCTTGATCAGGTGCGCCTCCGGCGGCGCACCATTGGTTGAGTGGAGCTTGTGGGCACGTTCCCAGCCGAAGTCGATAGCCCTGTCTATAGCTATAGCGATTTCCTCGAACGAGAAGTGGGTGCTGTCATCATCAGCCATCGTCAGACTCTCCTGTTGGCTCTCCAGCGGCTTCTTGGTTTGGGGTGGCCCCAGTAGCCCCCTCAGTCTCGGGCGTCTCCTGAGGCTTCTGAGGCTTCTGAGCGTCCAACTTGTTGTACGTCGGCAAGGTCTCCCAAATCGATTGGGCTATGGGCATGATCAATCTATGCGCAGCCTTCGCAACCAGTAGGACATCCTGATCATCGTCCACAACCACCGGATTGGCTGCGTCGAACACTCTCCAGGGAGTCAGCACCCTATAGGTCATTCTCAGGGTGCCGTCTGCGATTTGCGCAACCCCGAGATCCAGATCATAAGCACCGGTCATACCCCGGAAAGTCGCCAGCACCTTGAAGATGACTCCTTGCGGATGACTTTCGACTTTCAGTATTGCCAGGTTGGGGATCTTCATGCTTGTTCCTTCATCACGGGTGTGCAGATTCGATCGAGGATCAGAGCAATGTCCCATCCGTCGTCAGTGGGCATCCATTCCTCGTCATTCGAATCGAGGAATACGAACGAGCTTTCATTCCACCACAAAATCCTATGAGCCTCTCCATCCAACGTCACCCGTACCTCGACATGGTCATCAACCATCTCCGGGATCTCCAAGTCGAGCGTTGCTCCATTTCCAAGGGTGATTCTACTCATCTCGTTCGCCAAACCGGGGGCTTTGATTCCACAACCCCCCTGTCTCCCCGGTCATCCTGAGATTGCCGTAACCAAGGCACCCAGAGCAAGGCTCAAGACCGAGGTCTTCCTGGCCGCAGCCGCCGCACCCGTCACAAGGAAAATCGATCCTGATATGCGTGTTTTGATTCAATTTTTGTTGAAGAAGAGGCCAATCTTTTTCAAGGAAACCCAATGCCCCTCGGTTCATGTCTATGAGCAACCAAAAAATACTGCCTTTCAACTCACGTCCAACATCACTCGGGCTGATGTCCAGGAGCTTTGCGATATTTTCGCGACTGAGGCCGAAAGTCTTTTCATACGTCGGCATCGGCATCGGCATCATTTCACCAACCTTATGGGGGGTTCTCCCCAGTTCACAACTTCCATTTTCTTGGGTCGCAACCCTCTATACACATCCTCGACTAGCCACTTGAGCAAACCTTCCACGTTTCCAACCGCCTTTCCGCGTCTCCCTTCCGCAACCCTCTCCCAGCAAGCGATCAATACCTTCACCAAAAACTTCTCATCCCCGTCCAACATGAATCCCCATTGGCCACGATCGAACACTTCGACAATCCGTTGGACAGACAGTGTTATCTTGTCGTATTTGCCCACGCCCAATTGAAGTTGCCAATGCCCAGCAGACACCTTCGGTCCGGTGTTCAAGAGGCGAACGTGGACAGTCTTCGTGTGTTCTGAGTCTTTCTGCTTGACGACAATCAATCCTGTCTCCTCCGGCACGATTAGACTCAGTGCTTTGATAAACTTGGGAAAAGAAGAAACAGAAACAGTGGAAGAGCGGGCGGCGGCTGGGTCTGACGGGCGCGAAGCGCCCGTGCCGCCGCCGCAGGCGGTGGCTCTGGTCGGCTTTGCCGACGATCCAGCAGAACGCGAGGATGGAGTTTCGCGTTCTGCCTCCGAAGGAGTCTGGGTGCCACCGGTCCGGTCATGGGCGACCGGACGGTCCGGTCGTGGGTGACCGGAGTAGTCCGGTCGTGGGTGACCGGACTTTTCGGGTAGTAGTCCAATCGTCCCGCGATCGAATGTGTAAGAGAAAGCCTGACCTTTGAGGGTTCGCTCTTTGCGCAGATAGCCCTTGGCTTCCAAGAAGGATAGGGCTCTACGAACCGTCCGATCAGACAAGCCGGTAGTGCTCATCAACTGCTTGGTCGTGACGACGACCTGGAGAACGGATTGTTTGGCACCTCTCTGCTTGGTCGTGTGCAGCCTGAGAGCCGATAGGACGTATCCGGCGCTCGGCATCGTTGATGCGAAGGCCAGCACTTCTCGTCGGGAAATAAAGCAATAGGGGCTAGGCTTATGACGTGTGGGACGACGTGTTTTCACCCCGCACCTGATCCTCTCCAACGAGACCTAGGCGTGGACGAAGATTCCTCCTCACGGGGCGCTAGTCGTTGGTTTCTCCGAGAAATCAAATCACACCGCTTCCCTTCGAGCCGGGAAGCTCTCGACGTGAATCGAGCCAGCTTGATTGCATCTTACCCCAAACTGGCTGGAATGGTGTATAGTCTCGGTACATACCTCGGCAGGAATCCCGAGACAGCTTACAGCCCCGAAGGCATCCGTCCTGGAAGCACTCGGGGCTGGTTTTTGGTTGAACGGCAGATCTGCCCCTTCCCCCCCAAGCCGGATCAGGCGTATAAGAGATCAGGACCGTGCCCAGCGAAACCAACCCTACAAGCAAGTGTACTGGTTCGAATCCAGTCCCCCCTGCCATCTATCAGGGGGGTAGCTCAATCTGGTAGAGCAGCGGCCTCAAGAGCCGTGCTGAAAAGCACTCCAGGTTGCCCACTCGGGCACGGTCCTCGATTTTCGGGTAGATTCCAGCAGACGGGAGTCGGGACGCCGACTCGATTTGGTGGTCATCTTCCCCCGGAGGGGGTGCTCCTGTTCCTCCTCCGGGGTCTTCTTCGGTGGCCGCCGGGAGGATCAGACCGATGCCGAGGACGACCACCAGAATCGAAGGCGATGTTGACGAGTGGTTGCGCGCTAATGTCGCGCCCGGCACGAAGTACAAGCTCATCCGTGACCGGCTCGGGCACGTCTACTTCGACCCCATCTTCCAAGGACCGCCTGAGCCCTCTCCTGAGCCCTCCGTAGATCTGTGGGGCAAGTCCCTGGCCAACTCGGCCGAAGCGATCTGGGGCCGCTCAGGAGGCTCGGGGAGGGCCATCTGCCGCCGGGTCGGGGAGACCGATGCCGAGCTACGTGAGCGAGCCATCTGGGAGTACTGGGACGGCGAGCAATGGGTCGAGATGGCGGAGCAAGAACGCGCTGACGACGCGGGGCAGATCTGCCCCGATTGTCGAGGCAGCAAGACCTATGTAGGATTGCGTGAGCGGCGCGATTGTCCGACCTGTGGAGGCTCGGGCATGGTGAAGGAGGACGATGATGACCATTCGACCAATGGAGATCGAAGATGAGTTGCTCGACA